TTGCGAAGTTGGCGACTATTGGTTTGACCGAGGACGAAGCAAAACTGCTGTTCGGCCTTTAGCCAGCCTGGAGGGGCATGAAAATCAGTGTCGTAACCACGACCTACAACACACCCCCAGACATCCTCGCCCGCACCTGGGCATCCCTGAAAGCACAAACGTACAAGCAGTGGGAATGGGTCATCTGGGACGACTCAACCACCGACGCAGTATGGCAACAGGTATACGGGTTCGCTTCTGACGAACGATACAAGGTCAGCATCCACCGTTCCCATGTTCATTCTGGTTCTATTGGTGCGGTCAAACGCAAAGCGTTCATGGTTGCCACAGGGGAAGTGCTGGTCGAACTAGACCACGACGACGAACTAACCCCCGATTGCCTCAAAGAAGTAGCGGGCGCGTTCTACCACTCTGACGCTGGCTTCGTGTACTCCGACTGGTGCGAGATACTGCCCGACGGACAATCAGGAAAATACCCCGACGGCTGGGCGTTCGGCTACGGCAACCACTACTGGTCAGAAGAACACGGTGTCTGGGTCATGCAAGCCCCACCCATCAACCTGACCACAATGAGCCACATCGTCTCTGCACCGAACCATGTGCGGGCATGGCGAGCAGACCTGTACCGCGAACTCGGCGGGCATAACCCCGACCTTCCGATAGCAGACGACTACGAACTCTGTGTCCGCACCATCCTCGCCGCACCACACAAGCAGATACCTCGGCTCCTGTACAAACAGCACATCGGGGCGCATACTGCCCAGCGTCAGCGCAATGGGTTGATACAGGCTCTTGTGGCGCAGATAGAAAACAACTACCATGACCAGTTGGCGAAAGTGGATTGGGATGATAAAGCATCAGGAAACGCACCCAGGTCTTGACGTAGAGGGTTGCTTTGGCTGTCGCATAGCGCACGTCCGCACAGGCACGAACACGACCACCACCCGTGGGGCTAAGGTTGCCGAAGTCAATCAGACCGAACGTAACTGGAACAAAGACATGCCCGCATACAAGCGGCTGAGAGCCAATGGTTTACAGCCGAAGAAGATTGACGGTGCGGCAGAAGTCGAGAAGAAAGCGAAAGAGTCATGGCAGGTGGAGACAGGTATTCTTCCCGACTTCTAAACTTCTTCGGGCCCGACCTGCCGAAGGTCGGCTACGGAAGAATGTTCGTTTCCCTGCGTGACGCCCTGGCCGAACGTGTCCAGTTGGATGAAAAAGCGGAGCACACGGTTTGGGCTACTCAACCTGACATGGTCAAGGGCTGGCTACATGGAACTAGGAAAACAATTCTTACGATGTGGGAAACAGACAAACTCCCACCAAAGTTCTACGAATACCTGCCCCAGTTCGAAACCGTCATCGTGCCCTGCATGCACAACTTCGACCTGTTCTCCCAGTACCACGACAACGTGCACGTCATTCCGCTTGGCGTTGACCGCACGGTTTGGCATCCTGCCGTAAGACCCGAGAATGAGAAGTTCAGGATTGTGGCTGGTGGTTCCGAGTGGAAACGCAAAGGTCTGGACGTTGTTCTTGAAGCGTTCCAAAAGTTAGGTATGCCTAACGCCGAGTTGCATTTGAAGATTGTGCCGCCACACAGGGGTGCACCCGAGATACGCAACTGGCCGAACGTGGTGGTGCATGACGACTGGATGACCCTGGAGGAAGAGGTCGAGTTGGTGCGGTCTGCCGATGTGTTCATCTCTGCTTCCAGGGGCGAAGGGTTCGGGTTGATGCCACTGCAAGCCATCTCTGCTGGTGTGCCAACTATCCTCACTGACGCCCACGGGCATCGCGAGTTCTCCGACCTGGCAACGCATCGCATCTCCACTAGCCCATCTCCCGCAAAGATAGGCAAGTGGGACAATGTCGGTAATTGGGATGAGCCAAACCTTGACGAGTTGGTGGACGCCATTCAGGACGTAAGACAGCATCTCGGTAAGTACCGCAAACAGGCGTTGGCTCGGGCCGAGGAAACAGTGGCGTTCAACTGGGGCACAGCCGCCGACCAGTTGCTTCAGATTGTCAAGCCATCAAACAGGAAACTGGACACGAACTGGGTGCGGGCTGGCGAGGTGACCACCCCTATCCGTGTGACCCGAAAGGTGGTGGCGGACATTGGGGCGCATCATGTCGACCTAAAACCTGGTAACACCTATCATGTAGTGTTGAACGTGCGGGACGTTCTCGCCGAGGCAGGATACCTGGAGGTGTCGTGAAAGGTAAGAAGAAAGTCAAGAAGGTGATGAAGGAATACAAGGCTGGCACCCTGCACTCAGGCAAGGGTGGCCCTGTTGTCAAGTCCCGTAAGCAGGCTGTTGCTATCGCGTTGAGCGAAGCAGGTATGGCAAAGAAGAAGAAGCGTGGCAAGTAAAAAGGCTTTCTGGGATAAGAAGAACCCGAACAAGAAGTCGACGCCGTTGAGCCCTGCGCAGAAGAAGGCCGCTCAGGCTCGCGCTAAGAAGGCTGGCCGCCCGTACCCGAACCTGGTTGACAACGCATGGGCGAAACGAAATGGCTAAGTACCAGGGCAAGAACGTCTCGCTGAACAGCCCGCGCCCCATCCGCAAGGGTGAGCCTGGGTATGGTCGCAAAAAGTCTGTGGTGTATGTGTCGGCTGGGGAGCAGGTCAAGCGTGTGATGTTTGGTGACCCGAACATGAGCATCAAGAAAGACCAGCCTGGTCGTCGCAAGAACTTCCGTGCCCGCCATAACTGCGATAACCCTGGCCCGAAGACCAAGCCGCGTTACTGGTCTTGCAAGGCGTGGAGTGTGTTAGGGCTGGTAACACTTGGTATGATGGTGGCATGGAATACATCAAGCGTGGCAGGTGGCGTTATTTAGCGTTTGTCTGCCAATCATGCGACAAACAATTTGAAAGACGAATTGACAGGGTAAACGCAACTGGGGCAAAAGCAATTTGTTCGTCCTGCGTTCTTTCTGAAAAGGCCAAACAAAACAAAAAACATGGTTTTTATGGGACGCCCACCTATGTGTCCTGGGTGAAAATGAAAGATAGGTGTCTCAACCCGCGCCATAAATATTTCTATTTGTACGGCGGAAGAGGCATAACCATTGACCCCAAGTGGATGGATTTCATCGGGTTTTTGGAAGACATGGGGCCGATGCCTGTGGCGGGTTACAGTATTGACAGGATAGACAACGACCTTGGATACTCAAAATCCAACTGTCGATGGATACCTCGAAATGAGCAACAGAAAAATCGGCGTGTCTGCAAGGCAAAGCCTGGTAGAATCCCAACACTGAACAGGCACTAAAGGAGAAGTTATGCCAATGGTCGGAAAGAAGAAGTATCCGTACACCAAGGCTGGAATGAAGGCCGCCGAGATGGAGGCCAAGAAGTCTGGCAAGCCGATGAAGAAGGCCAAGAAGAAGAAGTAAATGACCACAGCGGCAACTGTCATTGACAGGACGTTGCGGCAACTGCTGTCGGGGACTGTTGAACAGCGCAACAAACTGAACACGTCTATCGACTCCGATGACACATCGGTCGTAACGACGTACAACCTGGACGGGTTGCGTGCTGGACAAACTTTCGAAATTGGTGCAGAACTTTTCTACATCTGGGACACCGACACTGGCACCAAGTCAATGACGGTGGAGCGTGGCTACAACGGAACCACAGCCACGTCACACACGGCTGGCGCAATCATCCGTGTCCAGCCCCGTTTCCCTCGCGCCCAGGTACTCGAAGCCATCAACGACGAACTCGCTGACCTGTCATCCCCTGTGCATGGCTTGTTCCAGGTGAAGACCGAGGACATTGACTACAACGGTTCGGACCGAATGATTGACTTCGAGAACGTAACAAGCGTTATCGACCTGCTTGAGGTGTCCGTGCGTTACATGGACGATGATTACCCCGTGGCACGCAAAGTCAAACTGATGCGCAACGTCCCCACCGACGACTTCCCCTCGGGCTACGCCCTGCGGTTCGACCAGTCCGTGTTCCCTGGCAGGCTTCGTGTCGTGTACAAGGCTGGATTCACCAGTGCTACTAGCGAAGCCACGAACCTTGTCAGTGGCTGTGGGCTTGCCGAATCCATGCTTGACATCGTGAACATGGGTGCACAGATTCGTTTGATGGCACCACGCGAAATCAAGCGCAACTTCACTGAGTCTCAGGGCGATACCCGCCGTGCCGATGAGGTTCCTGCTGGCGCTGTGGCTGGGTCTATCACGAACTTGATTCGTATGCGCCGTGACCGAATCATTGCTGAGTCCGCGAAACTGAAGAGGCAGTACCCCACCTTCCTGACTAAGGACTGAACGTGGCAGAACTGACACGGTTCACTACACCGTTCTACCCTGCCCCATCGTTTTACACGGGTGGAGCATCCACCAAACTTGTACCTGACGTCTTCCCTGTTGCTATCAACGGACGTCCGTATCTCATTGACCAGAAGTCTGGGCAGTTCGCTCGCGGCTACGAAGCCCGTGTTCGTGATTCGGTTGACCAGTCAACTGCTCCTGGTGAGGCGGCTATCAACCCGCAGGGTTTGTGGCGTCGAGGCGAAGTGTCATGGCACCGCGGCGCTGGACAAAAATACGCTGATACGGCAGACGCTCAGGACTACAGGTTTTTTTCCAGCAAAGGCGTGAACCCTTGGACCAAGGGCCAGTTGACTTTGTTGAACGCGACGAAGTTGTCGCTTGCTTCCACTGCTACCACAGCCCATACGGTTGTTCAGGATGGCCGTGTGTATGTATCGCTTAATGCAGACGTCAAGTACACGACCGACCCGTACGCATCCACGCCGACGTGGAGTGACGCAACAGGCGAACCTGGCGGTAACTGTGCGGCGATGGCTACCGACGGAAGCCGAATCTATTTGGCGTTCCCTTCTGACGGCGTGCGTGTCATCGACCCTGCCACGTCAATCTCTGCCATTTCTGGGTCAAAGTTTGTTAACTCAAGCGATAGTTACTACATGCTTGGTTTCGCCAAGGGCTTCATGTTTGGTTCTTATGACCACATCCTCCACACCATTTCTGCTGGTGGCTCCAAGAACGCCCACGTCACCCCAGACGACACCCAGTTCCGTTGGATTGGTGTAGCCACAGGACAAAGCGCCATCTACGCCGCAGGGTACGCAGGCAAAAAGTCGCTCATCTACAAAATCACCATCAAGAACGATGGCACTCTCGACGCTGGCATCGTTGCCCTCGAACTACCCACAGGCGAAGTTGTCTCCGCCATCTCTGGCTACCTCGGTTACATCCTTATCGGCACCAACAAGGGCGTGCGGTTCGCCACCCCAGATTCCGCTGGCAACCTCAACGCTGGACAAATCATCCCCACCTCTGGCTCCGTCACCAAGTTCACATCTGAAGACAGATTCTCCTGGTTCACCTGGACAAACTACGACGGCACATCAGGCGGCCTCGGAAGACTCGACCTCTCCACACTCACCGCCGAGAACACACCCGCGTATGCGACTGACCTCATGTACGACTCCACCAACACCATCAACGGACTCATTACATACGAGAACAAACGGTGTTTCTGGGTGAGTGGTGTCGGCATCGTTGCCGAAGACACCAGCAACCTGGTCGCAACAGGCGAGATAGTCACAGGCACCTACCGTTGGGGTATCCCCGACCGCAAGTTCGTAGCCAAACTCGACATCAGAACCACCCCTCTTGTTGGCGAAGTCACCCCGTCCATCAGTTTGGATAGCGGCGCATACGAAGCATTGACGCCTCACTCAACTGCGAACACCACCGAGCACGTTGCCACGGGTGCACAAACCAAGTTTATTGAAGCGAAGTTCAAGTTCGAATTGGACCGAGCCACCGCCACCACGGGCCCGACCTTGACCCGCTGGATGGCCCGCGCCTACGCCACCCCCGCCCGCTCCGAAGTGTTCCGTGTGCCCCTGCTCCTGCATAAGACCCTGAAAGTCAAAGACAGCGAATACAACTTCGACGTCAACTACGAACTGTCCCTTCTCCGAGACCTCATCAACAACCCACGGGTCATCACCTACCAAGAGAACTTCGAGGCGTACTCGGTCATTATGGAGGACTTGCAGTTCAACATCGAGGACGGGTTCGAACGGACCTGGGACCTTGAGGGCACTTGTATTGTTACAATGAGGTCGGTCCAGGACTAGGAGAGCAGATGGCTTACGCAACGAGAAGGTCTTACGCTGGGGCGGCACCTGCCTGCACCTTGACGAACAACATCTCGTCTGGCGACACCTCCATGTCCATCACGGGCACGACAACGAACTGGCCGAACACTGCCAACGGTGCGTTCTACATGGTCATCGACCCAGGTCTATCAACCGAAGAGAAGGTGCTCGTATCTGCCCGCACCACTGGTTCGCTGTCAAGCGTTACCCGTGGCGTAGATGGAACCGTCGCGGCATCGCATACTGCTGGCGCTACCTGCTACCCAGTGTTCACTGCGGTGGATGCAGACCAGGCGAACAAGGTTGCGTCCACGTTGACGACCAAGGGCGACTTGTTGGTGACCGACGGTTCGGCATTGAACCGCCTTGCCGTCGGCACTAACGACTACCCACTCCTCGCTGATTCTGCTTCGACGAACGGTGTGAAGTGGGGTCAGATTCCTGCCGCTGGTATCGCCACTGATGCTGTGACCACTGCGAAGATTCTTGATAGCAACGTGACGACCGCGAAGATTGCTAACGGTGCGGTAACCGCCGCGAAGTTGGATGCTTCTGCCGCCATCCAGCCAACCATCGTGGATGCGAAGGGCGACATCATTGCCGCTACTGCCGCTGACACGGTTGCGCGTGTGGCTGTCGGCTCGAACGGTCAGGTGCTAACCGCTGACTCGGCTCAAGCCGCAGGCGTCAAGTGGGCAACACCGACACCGTCAGCCATCACCGCTGTTGCATCAGCGACCGTCCTCACCCAGCAGGACACGACCTCCACCTCTTACACCGACCTTTCAACTGCTGGCCCATCAGTCACGCTGACTACTGGGACCGAAGCCCTGGTGACTATCAGCGCGGTTCTGGGTCAGGGTGTTGACTCAGGTGCTGTTATCTACGCTGGCGTCGCTGTGTCTGGAGCATCAACTGTTGCCGCCTCTGACAACTATTCGTTGTTCCTCAACGGCGACGACTTCACGTCTTCCTCGGGCAACGTCAGCCTGTCGACCACGTTCAAACTCACGGGTCTTACGGCAGGAAGCAACACGTTCACCATGAAGTACAAGACGTCGAGCAGTACCGCTAGGTTCTCCAATAGGCACCTCACGGTTTTCGCGATTTAGTCGGCTACTGGTTTTCGCCCCTGCCGCAGTTCTTGCGTTCAGTGCCCCCGCGCAGGCCGACCAGTATCTAGAATCATTTGACAATGGAACAGCCGAACTTGTGTCCGTATCCCTGGGACAAGGAGCGTTCTACTGTAGTAACTACGGAAATGCTTACGGCACCAGCGGACCATCTATCTGTCTGTTCAATACGAGTTCTCCGACAACTTTTCTATTTCCATCGGATGTGGAAGTACAAGGATTCCAGTTCGTAGCAGGAGCCAAGAACGGGACAGTCAACGGCACTGTCAACTACGACGACGGAACCACTGGAACATTCCCGATAGACGGGTCATGCTGTGTCGCTACAGTGCAGGTGCTAGCACCCGAAGGACGAACGATTAGTTCGTTCTCTGTTCCCGCTGACTACGACTTGTACCTGTTTGATTCTCTTGCGTGGGTCGGCTCATCGCCTGCCCCAACAACCACATCAACAGAAACAGTGCCGACAACAAGCACGCCAGAGCAAACAAGTTCAACATCTACGACCTCTACTTCTTCGACGACTTCCTCGACCGTTCCCACGACCATGCCGCCACCGCCGCCAGATACGCAACCAACGGTAGAAACAACTTCACCTGAAACCAGCCTTCCTGAAACGACAGTGCCGACCACGCTACCAGCGCCAACCACCACAGTCCCAGCAACCACGGTTCCCGAGACCACCACGACCGTAGCCCAGACCACCACCACAGCCGCCCCTGATACCACTCTCCCGAGCCCTCCACAGGACGACTCCCCTGTCTTAGTACCTGACACACCACTCGCGGAGGAGCCCCCAGCAAACGCCCCTGACGAGGTGAAAGAGGCGTTCGAAGCCCAGGTCGACATCTTCTCGGGCGAGTACGACACCTACGTTCCGCTTGGTTCCACCATCACCGTCGCCCAACGCCGCACCGTTGTTGCGGCTACCGCGGTCTTCATCATCATGATGCCAGCACCATCTACAATGAGACGACGCCAATGAGAAAGTTCCTCAACTTCCTAGCAGACAACTCCTGGACGTACGCAGGTACTGGGCTTGTCCTAATTACCCTGACTGGTCCGACCTTACGACAGGCATTGTGGCTTACTGGTGTAACATTGGTGCTACATTCTGTACTCACCCTGACCCAAAAGGACTAGCAATGGCAACCCTCAAGACACTCGTACTTCGCATCATCGCCGTGTTCGGTTCGTCCGCTCTCGCCGCTGTTGCGGGTGGTGCGGTGCTCGACGTCGAGTTGTGGAAGGCCGCCGCTATCGCAGGTATCGTCGCCGCCGCCAAGGTCACCGAGGCACTGCTTCGCGCCTGGTCGAGCGATGGCGTGCTCACCAAGGATGAGATTGCTGAGGCTTTCGGCAAGGCTAAGTAATGGCCAAGCCGTACCCCATCGTCAAGGTCACGCTCTGCTCGCACCTCAAAGGTGTCAAGGCTGGAGAACTGTCACCTGACTTGCTTCGCGTTATCGAGAACCGAGGCAAGTTGCATCACTGCTGTGCTGATGCGTACGAGGCAATGGACGAAGCCGCCAACAAGGATGGCATCGACCTTGCTCCGACGTCGTGGGCTGACACCTACCGTTCGCTGGAGATGCAGGAGTACGGATTCTTCCAGCGCTACACGGATAAGCCGAACAAGCGGTTGCTGAAGCAGAAGCCAAAGATTTACAAAGGCAAGGCTTGGTACCTGCGCAAAGGCAACGCACCACTGGCTGTGCCAGGTACCAGCAACCACAACCTTGGCATCGCTATCGACATCGCTAACGCCTCAGGCAAGCGTCTCGATTGGCTGTTGAAGAACGCGCTCGACTTCGGGTTCTCTTGGGAACTTCAGTCCGAGCCGTGGCATCTGCGTTACACCGCGGGAGACAATGTTCCAGAGCGTGTCAAACTCTGGAAAGAGTCCAAAGTTACCGAGGCGTAACATGGATTCGGGTTGGGCAACCGTCTTTGCGGCGGCAATTTCTGCTGTCGGTGCCGTGATGGTTGTCCTCCTGCAAAGGGCACGCAAAGAAAACAAGCGTGACCATGAGGTAGTGCAGGGGATTCTTCGCATGATGTACCGCGGGATGCAACGCACCGAAGACAAGGTGGACAAGGTGGCAGACAAACTTGCCGAGCACATCGAAGAGCACCATCGGGATTCGCAAGACGCTTAGATAAGTTGCTATCTTTCCCTGTCCTATGACACGGGAATCTCTCTACACAATCCGCAAGTTTCTGGTTCGAGCAAGGGTCGCAGGGCACACAGAAGAAGACGAGTTCTTCCGAGCCTTACAGGACTTGGACCGCCTCATCCTCGACACCGTCCGCAGGCAGGCGGAACAGCGGGTCGCCTAGTAGGATTGGTTCCCGTGTCCGCCCACGAATGGTTGACCTGCCCGACGTGCGGTGAAACATGGCCTATTTCGGAAGGAAAATACTGTGGTTCATGTAGGGACATCGGCGGTCAAGAACAGGATTAGCGACCGCTCATTCGTCGTGGTGCGTTGGGCTGATACGCACATGAGCGAAGGCGGCTGGCTCGACCTGGATGAGTACGACGACACGGGTGAGTGCATCGTCGAGACCGCAGGGTTCCTTGTTCCCATCGGTGAACCTGGCTCGAAGCAGGGGCACGTCTCGGTGTGGCAATCCCTGTGCGATGGCGAGGGAATCCACGGTACGCACATCCCTGTGGCGATGGTTCGGGACATCCAAATAATTTCCTGAAATAATCCTTGACAAGGGGATGACACTTCTGTACCCTTCAATGCGAGGGAAAGGAAGGGGTCATGAACATCACCCGTTACAGAATCAGCAAGCCCACGCACGGAGAACAGGAATGGTTGTCCGTCCGCTTTTGGGATGAGAAGAAACGCAAGCGCGTATCGGCGTCACCAGCGGCGGCAATCTACGGATTGCACCCGTTCGTGCCACAGGACAAGTTCGCGGCAGAGTTGCTAGGAGATACACCCCCTGCTCCTATCGCTCCGACGTGGGCAATGACCCGAGGCAACGACCTGGAACCGCTGTGCATCAAGTGGGCAATCGACCGAACTGGCATCCCATTCGATACGCCCGAGGAAATGTTTGCGGCAGACACCGACAACGGTGCCCGCATGATTGCCACCCTCGATGGGTTCTACGAGAACGGTGATGACCGCAAGGTGTTGGAAATAAAAACGATGAGCCGCGAATGGCAGAGCGAACTGCCCGACTACTGGCGCATCCAAGGAATCCAGCAAGCCATCTGCGCAGACGTAGACCTCATCACCTGGGGCGTGTTCGACTCGACCATGAGTTTCTACATCTACGAACAGAAGGTCAGCGACGACGAGAAGATGGAACACATCAACGCTGTCGCCCGTTGGCTCACGTCCATCGACCTCGGCATGACACCCGATGGTGTGGCATGGTCATACGAAACTATCTCGACCCGATACCAGACACCCGTGCATGAAACGGTTGAGGTATCGCCAACTGCTGTCGAGTTGGTCGCCCAGTTGAAGCACGTCAAGCGTGAA